TTTGACGACCAGTTTGACAAGGCGGTCAAGACATATTGGAATGATAAATATGCTCAAGGGTATTCGGAAGCGGCTTGTAATGAGTTAGCAATCTTGTATAAGGAACGCGATTTCGCGTCGGAGGCTCTTGATCATATGCGTGCTGCCAAGGACACTGATGAAAATCGTGCTCTTGTTAACACATATTTACAGAAATTGGAAGATGCTTCCAACCGGGTGGAACAGATATACTCTGGATCCTGGGAAGTTTTCGGCCGTGCTTATAAATCCCGCAAGGATTTCCGAGCATGGAAGAATACAGCATTTAAGAAGAACGTTGGTGGTTCTAGTGGTGCTAGGGGGGTTCCCTCCCTCGCTGCTGGTTCTAATTCGGCAATTGTTCAGGCCGCGAAAGCAGCTGTTCCGTCGTCGTCTAATTTTGCTGACGCTAAGAGAATTTGTGAAGAATTTTATCAAGAGGCTCTTAAGCATGATGTTGATGCCGCAAAGGCTCTTGTGCGGAAGAACCCCGACCCAACCGCCGAACAACGTGAAGCTGCTTTGACGGTTTGGGCTGGAGTTGGTCTCTATGATAGGATTGGGAATATGGATAAACTTGTTGGTGATAAAGTTAAACACTTTATCGCCGACCGCCGTCTTAAACAAAAGAAGGCGTTTGACGAGTTGGTTGATTTGGGTCGCAAAAGCGTAAAGAAACCGGAAGGTCCCACCTCCATCTCGAAGAAAGTTAAACCACAGCCTATACCAAAAATTGAAAGTGTTGTGATCAGTCCAAAACTGATTAGTCCTAAAAAGACTTACAGTGCTATAGTCCGCCCTGATCGGGTTGGCTGTAAATTGTGTCAACACAATCATGAAAAAAATAGACCCGACACATGCATAGAACAAGGAAAGTGCTGGAAGGCCTTCCGTGGAGAAGCATGTCTTGGGTGTTTTACATTAGCCCAACGCCCAAAGGTGGAAGGAATGGCTGCATCAAAACCTGTCACAATGAACAGGGTTGGTGCGACTTTCATTTATCTTTGGAGGGGTGATGAATTGATCGGGAATGGATTTCTCCTTAATAACCAAAAAGAGAAAGACAAGCCAATTCGATATTATGCTAATCGGCATAATGTGCAGAATGCGATCAGTATGTCGTTCCCGGGGAGCTCCCAGAAATATCCCATAGATCAAACTATGTGGCTCGGCACTCATGCTGGGGATTTGGTTTCCTTACCGGTTAGTAAGGTCCAACATATATCTGGTGGTGTGGCCCCTTTGCCCGTTGGTCAAATTACACTTGTTGATAGCCCAACGGTTGCAACATTTGTGGGTTTGAATCCCAAGACTCGGGATCCTGAGTTCTCTGGAGGTTCATTTATTGTCTCGAATAAAGAGATTTACCACAATGTTTCAACTGGTTGTGGCTCTTGTGGAGGAGTCCTTTTGATAGAACTGGTTCTGTTATCGCTATGCATTGGCGTGGTGATAGTGGGGACAAGGAATATCCTAATGCGGCTCTGCCTATCAATCCTTTAAACTAGTAGCCCCGCCAGAGATGGCGGGTCCTCGGTATCATGGTGACCGAC